CATAAGCACCAACCAAGTTCATTTGTGACGGATTGTCACAAAAAGTCATAGAATAAGGACCAGCGGCACCTCCACCACTCTCCTCTAAAACAGACCAAGAAGAATTATAAGGACCATTGCCTTCAGTATCAAGTAGCATTACACTAGCATCACCACCAGCATAGGAAGTTGTAACAATCACTTCACCAGTGAGGAGACCAACGTCGCAATAATCATCCCAGCTTTCAACATCATCGCCGCCAGGACCAGAGCCATAACCCCAGCCGCCGTAACCTGAAGTACCATCCCAATAAGGAACAAGAATGTTGATGTCGATTCCGGCGATAATGTTGTAATCGTCGTTAGTGTCTGTGTCATAAATTACATCCGGGTAATTGCCGATAGGATCGGAGGTTCCAATAATACCATCATCCCAGTAATCACTAGCAGCATAAATTCTAATTCCATCAACGTAATCTTCATGAATCTCAAACTCAAACTTATCTCCGTCAATACTTGGATTGGTAATAGAGGCTTGATCAACATAAACTTCTCTTCCATCTTCAGCATAGTAAGCAGCTACAAAGTTAGGACCAAAAGGATACTGACCATTATAAGAATCCCAATCGGAATAAATGTATTCACCATCTTCATCAATGGTATAAAGACTAACAGTCACAGTCCCTTGAATAATAGCGTGAAACCCATCGTCATCTTTGCTGAACTCTGTGTCAATAAATTTATCTTCTACCTCAAAAGCAGTGTCAAGGTCCTCTGCATCATTAGAAGAAAGCCCATCACTACCATCGGTAAGTCCGGCAGTTTCTTGTTCAAGAATGACAAAATCGCTATCGCTACAAAGCGGTGCCATTAAAAATGGCGAAGCAAAAATAAGTGGAACAATATAATTTTTAGTCTTCATTAATAACCTCGTCGATCAAATCACCAATCTCTAAACCAGCACAATCAATTTTGCCCTTATAGCAGTGATAGTGGCTGATAACACCCTCAAACTTACCATAAACAATTTCTTTTTCATACTTGGTTGAAACTTTACCAAACTGATTAAGTTTGGTTTTAAGTTTCACATTCGAAGCACTAGCAACTGCTTTCCAAAGTGCTTTTGCTGCTTCAATCTGTTGTGGATAAAAACCCATAAATTGCTCAAGTTTGTTACCATGAACCCATGCATCATCCACAATTGGACGCTCACCGTACCCGTTATTTACATACCAATCTTGATATTTTGGATAATAGGCATTACTAATCTCCACACCAACTGAAGAGCGATTAACGCGCTCATTGCCGGCATGCCAAGCACCATGTTGCATGTCCATGGTTTGGTAGATAGTTCCATCGTTGTCAATCAAGAAATGAACAGAGATGCCGTTTTTATTAAGAACATCATTACAACTTCTAGAATTTAAACATACATCCCAATGATTTACGAACAAACGAACATTACGCTTTGGGCGCCCAGAATAATCATAATAATTTCCGGCAACAGCAGATAATCCATCACTCTCTGACCATAGAAGAACCTTGTCCCAGTTAATGGGGACAAAGTTACCATTATACACAATATAATTTGAATAACTTGGATTAGTCGGCTTATAATCATCGATACTAGATTGACGCTCGGTCCAAACACGTCGATAAGTTGAAGGTCCACACAATCCGTCAGCAGAAAGAGAATTTTCCTTCTGCCACTTCTTGATTGCTCTGAGTAACTTTTCATCAAAGTATTTTTCACCAAACCAAGATGGAGCCCAGCCAAGCTTAGCAGCTGATGCTTTATTATAAAAGTTTTTATCCATTACTAATTTCCTTAATCGTCCAGTAGCCCTACTACATAATTATCAAGAATAATTGAAATAGTCTCATTATTTATGGCGATTTCTTCCACCATCGATTGATCAATCACTATTCTTAACCCTGGTTTTAATAGATGAGCAAAGCGAACCTCAGCAGACCAACTAATGACGCCTGCGGTGGTATGTTTTTCTTCTTTAGGGTTATAATCCTCTGGCAAAACAATACCATAATCATCTAAATCTTGATCTGGCTTATTGATTTCTACATGGATATATCTATTAACTGGTCTAAACATTTTACCTCTCAAATTTCACAATAATCGTTTGTGCAGAACTTAGAACCCTTTCCACCCTCTTCAACCTCAAAACGTTGAACTGGTGTGATATTTGCAGACATCTCTTCGTATTGCTCTTTTGTAATTGGCTCATACGGAGCCTGTTCATAGCCAGTCTCTTCATAGCGAAGGAAAGACACAGCTTTCAAGCGAGCCTCATACATCTCCAGGGCGCTTTTAATATGTTTTGCTTCCTCTGGCTTAAAAGTAACAGTAATTGAAACAGAGTTATCAGCCCAATAATATTGGTATTGTGCAGCAATTTCAAGTTGTTCCCAAATAGAAATATCTTTCTTACTCTTTTTAAAATAGGGCTCATGCACAGGGAATTCCACACACATAGTGTTTGGTGAGTACTTATCTTCCTCTATATTATACCCTGCTTCTGCGAGTTTGTCAAGCAATTGTGAGTCGGTGCCAAAACGAATTCTACGAATGTAATACTCTGACTCTGGAAAGTGAATGCCAGGAGTAGAGCCGTTAAGGAGAGATACAGTGCCTGATGGCTTAATAGAAGTCATGCGAACAGACTTTGGAATACAAAGCCAGTTTGAATACTCGTCATCAAGTTGCTTAATATACTTATAAGCCGCGTTACACCACTTATAAAGCTCTCGGCGTCCAAACTTGTTAAAAGCCTGAACAACGCCCGACTGGGAGAGTCCGATGCGGCGGTTCTTGAGCATCTTTGCGTTGGTCTCTGGCCAATGCGTATTAGAGAGGGTGATTGTCTTACCATAAAGATAAGCAATCTTCAAGGTCTTTGCATAATCCTCATAATCCTCGTGCTTTGCTGGGAAGGTTTCAACAAGACAGCACAATTCAGCGTCCTCTAACTGCTGCTCAACACAAGGATTAAAACCGGCTACATTAATATCGTCGTAACGCTTTGGATCCTTAAAGCGACCACGAGTTCTAGCGTTATTTAGCCAAATATATCCAGGCTCACCATTCTTCTGGCTTTGCTCTGCATGCCAAGTGTAATCCATGCCAACAATGGCGTTAAAAGAGTTATTAGAACCCCAACGATGATGATAAAGCTTTTCCTGATCGTTTTTCATGCCAAGATATTCAAAATCATTATGTACCCCCATAGCAAGGGCCGCAGAGCGGCGAACATTACCAGCAACAACGCAGCGACCGATAAGATTCTCAGTGTCCACAATGTCAACAGAACTAATATCTTCACCAATCTTCTCACTAAATAAGGAAGTCAGGTTATTATGTAGTTCTAGCAAAGGGCCATGACCAGAAGAAGTGCCACCAAATCCGCGAATAGGCTCGCCAGCAGCACGTATAGCAGAGTAATCAAATCTAGGGACCTTTCCGCCAAGAAAGAATCCATCCAAGAGAATATGTACCGAATCAACCCAACCTTCCCTTGAGTCATCAATGACTAATGTATCGTTTGTGTATTTTGGCTGTTTAATGGTAATAGTTCCAGCACCCTCAGTATCGAAACCAACACCGATTCCGACCATAAGAGCATCCATCATCCAAGCAAAAAGATAGCCACCTTTTGTGGCGATGTCTCTGGTAGATCTAAAAGCACAATTAAAAAGACCAGCAGCGGTTCGCTCTTCAACAAATTTGGTGCCCATCATCCAAAGTCCACGACCGGGAGGGGTCCATTTTAGATTAAAAAGGCGATCATAAGCATCTTTAGCAGTAGCTTGTGCCTTGCTATCATTCCATTCTAATCCTAAGTGATAAACATGCTGCTTTTGCATGTCGAACATTGCATCAATAACTCGACGACAAGTTTGCCACCACTCTTCAGTTCCAACAGCGCCTGTTTCAAATTCACTCAACCTACGGGCGTATGTCCGCTTAAATGTAACATAACCTAATGGACCCCAAGGCACTTCACGGGTCTTATAAGGTTCAATAAACGCCTCCGAAAGCTTGAAACGTCTAATGTTGCTGTGTGATCTCATTTCATTTTCCTCTCTTAGATCTTAATTTTGTATATTTGTTTTTTAATAGTTCACTTTGTTCTTTTGGTCCCAATGTTACAGGGTTTGTAACCACATTGTTATTAGTTTGCAACTGCTTTGGTAAGATTTTAATGTTAACGTTAGATGTGTCCATATGAATAGGCATCACAATTCCATCAGGACCATTTCTATTTTTAGCAATAAAAATCTTGCCCATGTTTTTTTGCTTGTCTTCAATCGTTCTTGAAACAGACATAATGAAATCTGCAACGAAACACTTATTAAATGCCTCTGAGATTTGCTCCATTGTGATTACTTCTGCATTCAACCCCGAGCGATTAGTTTGAGATGCGGTCCAAATTGGACAACCGAACTCATTAGAGATTCCCCGCAACTCTTCATAAATAGATTCTAATTCGTTTCTTTTCTCTTTTCTTACAATAACTGGTTTTAAAAGATCACCATAATCTACGATTACCATTCCAGGCTTAATGCCTCTCTTAACTAGTCTTGAGAGATGTGATTTGATGGTGTTAGAAGACGCTGATTTTGTGGGATACTCTTTAATAATTAATGATCCTTCAAGATCCTTTACAGTCTCATAAATCTCATCTTTAAAATTAATAATGTCTGAAAGTGGATACCCAGTTAGACAACTATCATAACGAGTTGCAACGACTGTATCTTGAAGCTCTAAAGTGTAATGAACAACCGTTTTTCCCTCTTTTAGCGCTTGTGCTCCAAGGTGAACCAGAACCATGGATTTACCAGCACCTGTAGGAGCTACAACAACACCTAATTCATTTTTACCAAGACCCCCTCCTGTGATTTGATCCATATCGCCCCAGCCAGTTGTTACGGGGTTACGATGTTTGGGGACAAAACGACGCTCAAAATCTGCAAGATAATCATAGCCAAAATTATTATCAGAACCCAACTTAAGGGCATCATTAATTGTTTTTGATATTTCGTCAAACGAGCAAGACTGGAGGAGCCCAACAGACTTTAGCATTGCTTCTTTTAGCTTCTGCTTTCTGCAAAAATCAAGTGATTGTTCTTTAATAAATTCTATATCTAGTAATTCACGTTTGTGAATCTTATAGAAATATTCTTTAACTTGCTTCTGGATTACTTCGTCTTCTTTTTCAAGCTCGGTCTTTAGAATGGTTGCAATCGCCTCTACAGAGGGATGCCGATCATACTTTGTTCTATAAGAAATAACTTTATCAACAAAAATACGAAGATATTCAAGATCAAGAAAGTTTAGATCTAATACTTCAGTAATCTGATCAGCAAAAGGTCTGTCTTCAAAGATAAGCTGAACTAAGCCCTCCTGAAAAGCTTTCCCATATTTACTGAAATTGGCAACATCACTATTGTTCATTCTGCCTCTCTTTTTTATTATTATAGCAGAAGTCAATGACAGAGGTCAAGGAAAAAATACTATTCACGGTTTTCACGAGAAATCCTGTTTAAATTAGTTCGGAGATCTTCCCAATTTAACTCGCCAAATCCGTCCTCACGCATCATTCTAATGATTTCTGTCTTGTTGTAAGAAAAATCAAAGTTTTCAATAGCATCTTGTACAAAGATCTTTGATTGAACAGACATCTGCGGAGCATATAGCTGCATCATTTTGTAGTTGTGCTCTACAATGTGTTTGTTATCGACAACATTATTATAAAACTTTACCTTGTTCCCCACATTCTCACAAAAATCAACAACCTCATCAATAGAATATGACTTTTCCGTAGATAGGAAGTTTAAGCGCTTTGCAACTGTTGCAAATCCGGCACCACGGATTCCTGGAAGATTATCTGATGAGTCTCCAATTATAGCTCTAGCAAGAGCCATATTGGTAGGATGAATGCCTGTCTGCTCTACAATACGCTGCTTGTTTAGGATCTCTGCTTTAGCTGGTCTTAGCAGCACTGTCTCTTCATCACATAATTGCATAAAGTCTTTATCGTTAGAAACAATAATCTTTTGCCAGCCCTTATAATAAGGCATCGTTGTCATATAAGAAATAACGTCATCCGCCTCGATCTCTGGTATGATTGTTTGAATGATGGGCATTTGATTTAGATATTCCATAAGACGTGCTTGTTGCCACATCTTATTTTCTCTAGCCTCTTCATCCGAAAGATTATGATAAGCTCGATTCAGCTTTAATGGTTTCCTCCCATCTTTATAGTTTTTATCCATCTTTTTACGCTTTGCGGAGCCATTGGGACCATCCCAGACAATAGCAATCTGATTAGGTTTTGTTTCTCTTACAAGTTTTTGTAAAATCTTAATAAAACCCTTAAGACCGCCAATCGGCTGGCCATGATGACTAATACTGGGATCGACTACAAACGCCCGGATGTAGGCGTTTAGGGCATCCAAAATCAATACTCTTTTTTTACTCACGCTGCGTTCTCCATCATCAAATCACGATATCTAAGCAAAGCTAGCTCCTTGTGTTTTGCTTCGATCATTACATCGAGATCAAAGCCATAATCATCAAAATAATCTACAATATAATCAGAGTGTGCCTGTGGCTTGATCTTGGGGTTATTGTATTCAACGGACCTAGATTCAGCATAGTGAACCACAGGCTTGATATCATCAGGCCAAGTATCCAAAGCAGTAAGCAGGGCGTCTACTTCGGTTTGCCCATCTGGGTGTAGGCGGTAATGATGATAATCAAATACAATAGGTGTGCCAATACGACGATATACGGTGTCATAGAGTTCCTTTGTAGAGTAAAGACTTGTCTTGTCGT